AGTTTGGACTCCACCATCATCTTTAGATGCACCCCCTGCACCGACAGGATTTCATCATAGATGGATAAGAGCTGAATCAATGGGATTCGAAGACTCTAAAAATGTCCAAGGTCGATTAAGATCTGGATATGAATTAGTAAGAGCAGATGAATATCCCGACGGCGAATATCCACAAGTTGAAAACGGTAAATACAAGGGAGTGATCGGAGTTGGCGGCCTAGTGCTCGCTAGGGTACCTGATGAGATTGTAAAACAACGTGCAGACTATTATGCAAAACAACATAATGATAAAGTCGAAGCGATGGATAATGATCTTATGAAGGATGAGCACAAGAGTATGCCAATCGATATCGATAGGCAGTCTCGTGTAACTTTTGGTGGCTCAAAGAAATCCTAAAAAATTTCTCAAACCATTAAAATATACTAACCCGTACTGGAGGCCCGCAAGGGCAGGTACATTTATAAGGAGGCCTTTATGGCAAGAGCTAATAAAGACAGCGCCTTTGGTTTAAGAGCCATTGGCAAAGTGGGTCAGAATAGAGATAACCAAGGACTAGGTGAGTATAGTATCACAGCTAATGATACGACTACTATCTATTTCCAAGATGCGGTTTCAGCTACAGCAGCAGGTACAATTCACCAAGCTGCAGAGTCGGAAGCGTTTCTTGTGGGATCACTTAATGGTGTTTTCTACACAGACCCTTCAACAAGCAAGCCTACGTGGAGCAACTACTATCCAGGAAGCACTAACGCTTCGGATATAGCAGCTTTCGTAAGCGACGACCCGTATGAAAGATTCGAGATTCAATCGAACAAAGCGACTTCGCACACGCAGTCGGATGTGTTCATGAATTTTGACATCGAAGTAACTGCAGGAGACAGTGCTAACTACGTTTCTAAATCGGAGTTAAAACACTCAACTGCAACTACTGGTACGGCTCAAATAAAAGTAACAGGTGTTTCAAAAGACATCGATAACAGCAACTTAGGTGCTTCAACAGTAAACTTTGTTGTGATGATCAATGAACACTTATATAATGCTAAAAATAACGGCATATAATAGCAGGATAAGGAGATAAAACATGGCTATATCACGAGGACAACTAGTTAAAGAACTAGAGCCAGGCTTGAATGCTTTATTCGGCTTGGAATATAAACGTTATGAGAATCAGCATGCTGAGATATATGTAACAGAAACTTCAGACAGAGCGTTTGAAGAAGAAGTTATGTTATCTGGTTTTGCAAACGCTTCAGTTAAACCAGAAGGTTCTGGCGTAGTTTTTGACAATGCTCAAGAAACTTACACAGCTAGATACACTATGGAAACTGTTGCTCTTGCGTTCGCGATCACTGAAGAAGCGATCGAGGACAACTTGTATGACAGACTTGCGTCTAGATATACAAAAGCATTAGCTAGATCCATGGCAAATACTAAACAAATCAAAGCAGTTGATCCATTAATCAACGGGTTACCGCAAACTGCAACTTTCACTTCTGGTGATGGTTCTGCATTGTTTGCAACAAACCACCCAACGATTGCTGGAACAGTAAGTAATACTTTGACAACTCAAGCAGACCTTAACGAAACTTCATTGGAGCAGTCTTTAATAGACATTTCTGCAATGACTGACGAAAGAGGTTTAAAAATTGCTGCAAGAGGAATGAAAATGATCGTTCCACCTGCAAACCAATTTAATGCTGAGAGACTTATGAAGTCACAAGGTAGAACTTCAACAGCTGATAATGATATCAATGCAATCGCATCTATGGGAATGATCCCACAAGGTTACAGAGTTAATAACTTTTTAACTGATGCTGATTCATTCTACATTATCACTGATGTTCCAAATGGAATGAAGTACTTCGAAAGAACTCCTATCAGAACAGCGATGGAAGGTGATTTCGATACTGGTAACGTAAGATACAAAGCTAGAGAAAGATACAACTTCGGTGTATCTGACTATAGAGGTATCTTTGGCGTTCAAGGTGCTTAATGACTAAAAATTTTGTGGCGGGACATAGTTCCGCCACAATTTAATATTATAATGAAAGAATGACTCCCTCAAAAAAATTTAGAATAAAAATTGCTGCCTATCATTATGGCGCAGACTTTGTTATAGAATGCGTCGAAACCCCTGAAAACATTGAAAATACAATAGTTGACAGATTGGGACAAGGTGATATAAAATGGGAATATCTTGGAGAAATGAATGATCCCAAGATAAACAGAATAACCTATGAGGAGGTTATAGATGGTGCAAGCACATCTGACAGATCTTTACAAACAGAAGAGAGGTCTGGAACTAGAATGGGAGCAGGAGCATCTTAACGAGGGTAAATATACTCTCAATATGGTTAGAATTGACCACAAGGTCAGAGAAGTAATTAACCATATTAAAATGGCTGAGGCTAAAAAAGCCCACCTTGACAACAAGGTTGATGATGCGGCCGCTCAAGTTTCTGTAGCTACTTAGTAAAAAGCTACATCGTTGGAAAAATCCAATCCACATCACACGCCCTCTTGCGCTCTACTTAAAACTAAGCTATAACTATTTTACTATACAATTAATTAGAATACTGACGCGTATAGTCGACGGCCTAGAGACAGTATTCGGAAAACTAGGAGGATATAATTATGGCAAATACTACGTTTAATGGACCAGTACGATCGGATAATGGATTTGAAACAATATCTAAAAATTCAACTACTGGAGCTGTAACTGTTGAGGCAGATTACAATGTAAGACCTAACTTCAGAGTGTCAGTTGATAATTCAACTTTCACTGCTGCAGGTGGAACAACTGATACATTAACAAGACAAGAATCTGGAACTACATTTGTTGTGAATGGAACTGGAAACAATGTTGTTAATATGCCGGCACTTAGCACAGATAATGTTGGTACTCAGTATCATTTCTTTTTAACTACTGCAGTTGGTGGTGGTACTACAACTACATTTGTATTACCTGGCTCTGGTGTATCAAACTTTTTTGGTGCATTAGAACTTATGGATGGAACTGCTGCGAATCCGGCTTCGGATGTTGCAGGGGACACTTTAACATGGGTGAACTCAACTGTTGCTAATGCAAGATGTACGATTACTTGTATGACGGATGATGGAACAAACTCTACTTGGAAAGTAGAATGTTTAAGTACACCAATCGCAACAATAGCGTAATGATAAATTTTAAGGTGCTCTTTCGGGAGCACCTTAATTAAAGAATTAAGGAGAAAAAATAATGACAATACAATCACCTAACATAACTTCAACTTATGTTGACACCGAAGGAACTACAGTCCAAGTGGGAAGAACAAGAGTGTATGGAGTTTATCTTGATAGTTTAGGAGTAGCTGGAGATTTTGTAATTCGTGATGGAAGCAGTAGTGGAACAATAAAGTTTAAAGTTAAAACACCTGCTGTGGCGGAATCTATTACAATTAATTTTCCTCAACCTATTCTATGTAAAGAAAAATTATATACAGCGTTTACCACTGAACAAGTTTTATGTGCTACAGTTTTTCATAGTGGCGGTAACAGTAATTAGGAGGACTAAGTGGCTTTTTCTGGCACAAGTACATTCGAGAAAACTTTCTCGATCGATGATGTTATTACTGAAGCTTTTGAAAGATTAGGTTTTTTTGATTATTCAGGTAATGATTTAAGATCGGCAAGGAGATCTTTAAATATTCTATTTCAAGAATGGCAGAATAGAGGTGTTCATTTTTGGGAAGTAGATAGTCATGCTTTTAGTTTAGTTAGTGACCAAAATACATATACTATTTATAGAGCCCCTTCTGATGGAGACGCAGATGGAGTTACTTCAAGTTTAACTGCAGCTATTAATTCTACAGCTTTAATTGTCCCTGTAGAAACTGTAGCCCAAATGCCTGCTTCAGGTAAAATTAGAATTAATTCAGAGGTTATAAAATATTCTTCTATTTCAAATTTAAATTTAATTGTTTCTTCAACAGCAGATAGAGGAGTTGATGGTACAACAGCCGCAAGTCATTCACAAAATGATACTGTAACTAATTTTGTAGATATGGCGTCTGATGTTTTAGAAGCTAGTTATAGAAATACTTCAAATGTAGATACACCTTTATCTAAAATTAATAGATCACAATATTCAGCTTTTTCAAATAAAACTTCTACTGGACAACCTTCTCAATATTGGGTTCAAAGATTCATAGATAAAGTTACAGTTACTTTATATTTAACTCCCGGTTCTTCTCAAGCAGGAGATTATATGTACTTTTATTATTTAAAAAGAATTCAAGATGCAGGGGCCTATACTAATGAGGCTGATGTAGTTAATAGATTTGTACCTTGTATGTGTGCAGGTTTAGCTTATTACATGGCTCAGAAAAAAGCTCCTCAAAGAGTTCAAGAAATGAAATTACTATATGAAGATGAATTAGCGAGAGCGTTACAAGAAGATGGATCACCAGCGAGTGTTTACATTTCTCCTAAAACTTATTATCCGGAGATATAATGGCAAAGTTTGCAAAAGGAAAATATGCATTAGCAATTTCAGATCGAAGTGGATTAGCTTTTCCATGGAGAGAAATGGTTACAGAATGGAATGGTGCATTTGTTCACACATCAGAATATGAACGAAAGCAACCACAGTTAGAACCAAAACCATTTGTTGCAGATCCTCAAGGACTAGAACAAGCTAGACCTGCAAGAACAGAATTTCCAACAGAAGACTTTTTACCAAAGAATCCTTTTACAACTGCAGCGGCAGATGCAACAGTTTCTGTTGCATTTGAAAATGGAGATATGAGTGTAAATGATATTGTAAGATTTAGAGATGTTAAATCTCCTGTGGGTGGAGTAGACCCTGATACTTTGCAAGTATCAGGAATGGTTTTACAAGGAGATATTACAAGCACAGCTACTACTATTACTTTAGACTATACTTCTGATATGCCTACCAGTGGATATATTGTTATTGAAAAAATAAATAGTACTACGGGACAATTTGAAAATGAAGTTGTTAAATATTCAGGAATTTCAGGAATTAATTTAACAGGATGTACAAGAGGAACGAGCGCTCAATATAGAGGAGTTTCTCCTAAAACAACAACAGCTGCTTCTCATAAGTCGGGAGCTAAAGTATTTGGAGCATTTAAAATAACAGCTCTTAATACTAGAACACAAAACAACCCTGGTATGCCTGCAACGACAACAATACAAACAGGTTTTAATTTTGAATTAGCTAGCGTTGCACCAGCAAGCGCTAAAGGAGGCGGTTTTCAATGTACAATTGGACCGATAAATGATAGAGGTTAATTATGACATACGCAGAATTAGTTGATAAAATTAGAAATTATACAGAAGTAACTTCCACTGTTTTAACAAATGCCATTGTAAATGGTTTTATAGAAGATGCTGAATGGAGAGTTTTTAGAGATGTGGACACAGATGCTGGTCGAAGATATAAAACAGCCCAGCTCATAGCAGGAACTCGTTTTATAGATGAACCTACAGATGCTTTAGTAGTAAGATCTTTACAAGTGGTGGATTCTGATGGCGTAGGAGTAGCCGATAATAGAGATTTTTTACAGTACAGGGATACTAGTTTTATGTCCGAATTTAACCCTACCAATGCTCAAGGGGTTCCTAAATACTATAGCTTATGGGACGATAATACCATAGTTGTGGCTCCCACTCCCAATGCCACTTATACGCTTCAATTAAATTATATCTTGAAACCTCCGGGTTTATCTAGTACAAATACTACAACATATTTAAGTTTGAACTTTCCCAACGGACTTTTATATGCGTGCCTTATAGAAGCATTTTCTTTTCTAAAGGGGCCAAATGATCTCTTGCAATTATACGAAGGAAGGTATAAACAAGCGGTAGAAGGCTTCTCTATAGAACAAATGGGAAGACGAAGACGAGACGAATATCAAAGTGGTGTTCCTCGTATAGGAAAATAAGGAGAAACATAATGGCTATAACACAAGCAATCGCAAACAACTTTAAAAAGTTATTGTTAGAAGGAGACTTCAACGGTAAAGCTTCTGGCGGTGATAAATTTAAGTTAGCTCTTTATTCTTCTTCCGCTACTCTAAACTCAGCTACAACTTCTTACACAACAGGACAAGAAGTTGGTGCTTCTGGTCAATATTCAGCAGGTGGTGGAGCTCTTGTTAACGCAGGAACTTCTATAACTGCAGGTGTTGCTAGAGTTGATTTCGCCGACCTTTCTTTTACAGGTGTTACATTAACAGCTAGAGGAGCATTAATTTATAATACATCATCTACTACTACAAATTCAGCAGTGTGTATTTTAGATTTTGGAGGAGACAAGACAGCTACTTCTGGTACATTCACAGTTCAATTTCCAGCAGCAACTTCAACAGCAGCGATACTAAGAATATCGGGCTAGTAGGGAGGTAACTTCCTATGGCATCGGGAACTTGGAATACTGGCTTTTGGGGACAGAATCAGTGGGGCGATAATGCAAACCCTACAGTTATTCCTACAGGATTAGCACTTACAGCAACTCAAGGAGAGGAAACTTCAGCTGGTGAAATAAACAGTGGTTGGGGTAGACTAACTTGGGGTATCAACGCGTGGGGTGAATTTGGAACTGCTTTACCTACGGGTATAGCAATGAGCGTAGCTTTAGGAACTGAAGTTGCTTTCACTGACGTCAACGCAACAAACTCTACAAACAACAATCAAACATTAAGTTTAGCATTAGGTACTGAAATAGCAACTGGTACAACAGATGCTCCATTAACAGGTATAGCAATGACGGCTGCTCAAGGAACAGCAGACGCTGGACCTGACGCAATGTTGACTGGTAATGCAGCCACAATGGCTCTTGGTAGTGTATCAGCTTTCAACCAAACAGGTTGGGGCAGACAACATTGGGGTGATAATGCATGGGGAGTTGAAGGAACCTGGGTAACAGCGGCTGCAACAGGTCAAGCTTTAACAGGTGCTTTAGGAACTGAAACAGTTAGTGGTGATGCTAACATAACTGCAAATACTTTAAACGTAGCACAAGTTACTTTAGGTGCGGTGGATCCTGCACCTGATGCGATGATTACAGGCAATTTCATGATTGCCGCTTTAGGTACTTTAGGTCAAGGAAGTGCTAAAACTGTAACAGGATTTAGTTTACCAATGACTTTAGCTTCTGCTACAGTAGATTTAAATACACCAGTTAATGTAACTGGATTTGCATTAAATAATCAATTAGCTGGTGTCACAGCCTTTACAGATATTGACGTTATTCCTACTGGTTTTGGGTTGACTATGGCAGTAGGATCTGGTAGTGCTTTAATCTGGAATGAAGTAGATACCGGTTCAGCACCTTTAGAGCCTCCAGGATGGCAAATAGTAGCTGCATAAATAGGTTTGACACAAACCTTATTTAATATTAATATGAACATTATAAGGAATTAAAAATGGCTAACTCAACATCAGCAAGTTTAAAACTTACAGTCCAAGCAACTGGTGAAAATTCAGGAACTTGGGGACAAATTACAAATACAAACTTATTAATATTAGAACAAGCTATTGGTGGATACGATGCTTTTAACGTAACTAACGCCAGCAGAGCATTAACTTTTACTAATGGTGCGGTTTCTAATGGAAAAAATGAAGTAATAAAATTAACAGGTACATTAGCTGCAAACGTTAATGTTACTATTCCAGATTCTGTAGAAAAAACATATACAGTTTTAGATAGCTGTGATCACGCAGGTTATACTTTAACTTTTAAAACTACATCTGGAACAGGAATTCTTTTATGTGAAGGTCATACTTATCAATTATGGTCTGACGGAACTAATGTTTATAAAGGTTCTGAAGAAAAAGTATGGAGAGCAGTATCTGCAGCAGAAACAGTTCAAGCAGGTGCTCAACTTTTAGTCAATACAAATGGTGGAGGAGTTACAATTACACTTCCAGCGTCTCCATCTTTAGGGGACATGGTTACATTTGTTGATCAAGGTTATGATTTTAATTCAAATGCTTTAGTGGTTGGTAGAAACAGTTCTAACATCGCTAATGCCGCATCTAATTTAACAGTTAATACACAAGGCGCAGCTTTCTCATTAGTTTTTTCTGGTGATGCTACTACTGGCTGGACTTATACAGAGAAATAGGAGATAATAGATTATGTCAAATTACGAAGCTACAAAATACGATTTTTCTGGTGCAAACCTTACAGGTATCGAAGGAATTCCAACAGGTACTATTGTACCGTGGTCTACTGGTTCAGTACCAACTGGTTTTTTAGAATGTAATGGTCAAGCTGTTTCAAGATCAACTTACTCAGCTTTATTTGCAATCATTTCGACTACTTATGGAACTGGTGATGGTGCATCAACTTTTAACGTACCTGATTTACAAGACAATGTTGCAGTTTCAAAATCTAACAACAAAGCAATAGCATCAACTGGTGGAGCCAACACAGTTCAAACAACTGGAAACGTTTCAGGAAACGCAGCGGCGCATACATTATCAAGCCCTGAAATGCCTTCTCACTCACACTCATCGGGTGGTAACAGAACTAACTCTTCTAATGCTCACCCTAGCTTTAACATAGGGTTTTCACCTAGTAATACAGGTAGCCAAGGTGGAGGTGGATCTCACTCTCACAACGTAAGTGCGAACTTTACTGGAGATTCTACTTCGGTGCTTCAACCTTATTTAACTGTGATGTATGTTATTAAAACTTAAGGAGAATAAAGATGGCAAATAAAAATGTAAAATGGACAGTAATTTTTGATGACAAGCGTGTCATCAATCAAAGTGTAGTAAATGCTGCAGGTTGGCCTGCAGGATATATTATCAATGATGATTCATTTTGGAATGATGCTAAATGGAATAATATTCACGCTATTCAATTTATAGATGATGGTAATGATCACAATGATGCTGTTGAACAAGTTCCAGGTCCTAATAATAGAAATATGACTTGGGCTGAAGCAAACTTAGGAGATTTTAGATCTCAATTTATAGACAGATGGGATGCAGCACACTTAGCTCAATTACAAGCTGACTGGGATGCAGATAATGTTTACAACTCACCTGATTCTCAAGATCAAGAAACTGAAGCAGAAAAAATTTCTAGATTAGGTGCAAGACCTACTTCTTATACTTCACCTTAAATTTTACTTTTCAACCAACTAGTAAGAATATATTTTTCCCCTGACAAAGGAGGATTGCCTCTATGAACAAAAGGATAGTAAGCAGGCCAAATAACAATTCTACCTGTCTTTGGTTTTACTCTTATTGCCTGATGTAAAAATTCTGTTTCACCACCTTCTTCTACATCATTTAAATAAACTGTATATGCCATTACTCTATCAAGAGATCTGGGACTTGGATTATGTTCTATATGCCAAACATGGTAACCTTCTTTAGGTAAAGTTTTTTGAATCTTCATAGGAACATATTCAAAACCTTTTTCATAAAATTCATGTATACCGGTGTTTTCTTTATATCTCTGTAAAGCCATATCAAAATTAAGAAAAAAAGTTTTAAAGTCATCTATCCAGCAATCTACATTTATAGAGGTATCTCTTTTTTGATGAGGTTGAGAATTTTCCATTGTAAGTCTTTGGTAGGCCTGACCAAATGCTGCTCTATCATTATAATATTTAATCATTAGGTCACAATCACTAGGCAGAATATAATTGTCAAATATACCTATGTGGTTTTCAAGTTTAAATACTTTCTCATTATTTTTCTTTTCCATTTATCTCTCCTTTTATATTATAGCTATTAAAACTCAAGGTTCTAAAAAACAATTTATAGAATATCTTACTCCTTTAGTTATAGGATCTGTTCCATGAATCCAAATAGGTTCTGCAGGAAATATAATTGCGTCCCCTGTTTTTAAAGTCTCTTTAAGAGTACCACCAAAAAACCTAAAATCTCCACCTTCATAATCTTCGTTTAAATTTAAAGTACAGGAACCACGTATAGATTCAAAAACATCTGAATGATCCTCTATAAATTCATTTTTTCTATATCTTATTATTCTTATATTTTTAGTATTTTGAATTAGATTAGGATGCCATGTTGGACATATTGTTCTTCTGATATGTACTCCATAGTTAACAATCATTATTTCTATATATTTTTTTGCTATTTCAAAAGGTTTTTTAAATCTTTCTTTTTTAGAACTAAAGACTGATAAATTTAAACATCTATAATTATCTTCTTTGATTTTATTATCTGGATATTTATAACTATTTTCTGGTGTAATAAAATCTTGGTTTTCTTCAAAAAAATTAATAAGATATTTACAAACATCTTTAGGTACCAAAGAATTTATTTTAAGTTTTAAATCTGATATCTGTGCGTTCATGGTCGATATATATATTTAATTTCACTGTTTTTTAAAGTTGATATTGCATCATCAAAAGACTCTACTAAAGGCCAACCCGCAGCATTAAAAGATGTGTTTAATAACAAAGGAACTTTAGTTTTATTATAAAATAATTCTATTAATTCATAATACTTAGGATTTTGTTCTTTCTTTAAAGTTTGAAATCTACATGTATTGTCTTTATGAACACACGCAGGTACTTCATCTATTGCTTTTTGTTTAGCATCAATTGCATATGTCATGTACGGAGATTCATCTAATCCATGCATTTCTAAATAATCATTTCTATGTTCATAAAGAATAGTTGCTGCAGTTGGCCGCCACCATTGACGTCCTTTTAATTTGTTTACTATTTTTTGTGCATCTTTATTTCGTGGATCAAATAACATTGAACGATTACCCAACGCTCTTGGTCCCCATTCAGAATGATTTTGAAATATAACTACTATTTCTTGATTTAAAATTTTATTTACAGCTTCTTCTTTATCTGTGATAATTTTCATAATAATAAGCGGCTCCTACCGAAGTTCCTCCATCATAAGCAATTGGATCTACAAAAAAATTAAACTCCGGAAATTTTTTAACTAACTTAAAATTGTTTGAACAATTAAGATGATATCCTCCAGACAATATTATATTCTTACAGTTACTATATGTTTTAGCTTTATTAATTAATTCTATTCGTTCTTGTAAAGTTTCTTCTTGGGCCCTTTTTGCAATTTTAAGAGCATCTAAATCTAAGTCAGGGGATGGTTTATCGGCATAAGCCGCTAGCCCCATTAACTGACCCTCTGCACCTTGGTCGGTAAAACCAGCCTTTTCTTTATAGTATAAATATTTTAAACCTCCACAAAGTTTATTACTGAGTTTAATATCGGTATTACCATATCTTCTGTACTCTTGTTTATCTATAAATGAATTAAAATAATCTATTCGTTTATTAGATAGGTGTTTATAAAAATTATCTACACTTTTTTTATTTACTAAGTAAATAGATTCTATTGTATCAAAAGAAGCTTGAGCTATGGGATCACCAAAATCTTCGGTTATTAATTTTTCGCCTCCACCATCGGTTATTAAAGCTAAGGTCTCATTAAATTTACTAAAATAAAAACCACATAAAGCATGAAAAATGTGATGTTGATGTGGGTAAAAAAAATATTTTTTATGTTTAACTTGTTTTATAATGTTATCTACAATAGCTTTTTCAACTACAAAATTATTCCTGTCATGAGAGTTAATTACAACACAGTCAAAAGTAACATCTTTAAATTTTTTTAATACCTCATATTCATAGTCTGGATCGCCTGCAGGGTCGGGACAATAATGTTTTATCTTATTAAATCTATCTTCTTCATAATATTCTGTTAAAATATTATCAGTAAGAACTGCAAAAGAACAATTATGAGACGTATTAACACCTAATATTTTTGACATAATCTGGCTTTCCTTCTTTAAAAAACTATTATATAACCTATTATATGCTACAAAAATTAAACTTCAAGCCGGGATTTAACAAACAAGCCACAGAATCAGGGGCCGAAGGTCAGTGGACAGATGGAGACTTTGTTAGATTTAGATATGGATTACCAGAAAAAATAGGTGGGTGGAATCAATTAACTGCTGCACAAGAAACTTTACCAGGGCCCGCAGGAGCTCAACATGCTTTTACTAGTTTAACTGGTGAACGTTATACAGCAATTGGAACAAGTAAAGGTTTATTTCTTTTTTATGGAGATGCGTGGTTTGACATTACTCCACTAGATACCGCAATTACAGGATTTACAATTACAACTACAAATGGTTCTAATACAGTTAGATTCAACAAAGCTTCTCATGGTTTAACTTTAGGAGAATATATTGTTGTAACAGCCGTAACAGTTACAGGTGCTTCTACTTATACCGCATCTGATTTACAACAAACTTACGAAATTATAAATGTTGATAGTGGTGGTGATTGGTTAGAAGTACAAGCATCTAGTAATGAAGGTGGAGCAGGTATGACTGCCGCAGGTGCAGCTACGGTTACTCCATATATAACAGTTGGACCTACTACTCAAACACTTGGTTATGGATGGGGAACTTCAACATGGGGCGCTTCAACATGGGGAACAGCTAGAGCAACAAGTTCAGTGGTTCTGGATCCAGGAAACTGGAGTCTTGATAACTACGGTCAAGTTTTAGTTGCTACAATATTTAATGGAAAAACTTTTACGTGGGATGCAGGGGCTACAACTCCTAGAGCAAATAGAGCATCTACAACAACTAGTGGATATCAAACTACTAACAATCCAACAGCCTCTATCATGACTGTGGTTTCAGATAGAGATAGACATTTATTTCATTTAGGAACAGAAACAACGATTGGCAATACTGGTACACAAGATCCTATGTTTATTAGATTTTCTAATCAAGAAGATTTAAATACTTATAGTCCAACTGCAACTAATACCGCAGGGACTTTTAGATTAGATAACGGAAATGAAATTAGAGCAGCTGTAACAGGTAAAGATTATCTTTTAATTTTAACTGATACCGCAGCTTACTTAGCTCAGTTTGTTGGTCCACCTTTTACATTTAGTATTAAGTTAGTTGGAACTAACTGCGGATGCATAGGTCAACATGCGGCAGTAGCAGCAGATGGAGCTGTATATTGGATGGGTGATGCAGGTGGATTTTTTAAATTTGACGGTACAGTTAAATATTTACCTTGTTTAGTTGAAGATTTTGTTTTTAACGATAATGGAGATAACTTAGGAATTCATTATTCATCAAGTAGATTGGTTGCTGCAGGTCATAATAATTTATATAATGAAATAAATTGGTTTTATCCTAAGAATGGTAGTACTCAAATTGACAGATGTGTTACATTTAATTATGGAGAAAACGTTTGGACTACAAGCTCTCTTGATAGAACAACATGGATAGATGCACAAGTATTTAGCAATCCTTACGCAACTGATTATACATCTACGGCTACCCCTGTATTTCCAACTATTTTAGGAATTACAAATAAATATGGAGCAACTATTTATTACTCTCATGAAGAAGGAACTGATCAAGTTAATAGTTCAGGGACTACTTCTATTAATGCATTCATTAGATCTGGAGATTACGATATTACCACAAGAAAAAATATGATGGGGCAAGGAACTGGCGTGGCAGACTTTAGAGGAGACGGAGAATACTTTATGTCAGTTAGAAGATTTTTACCTGATTTTAAATACTTATCTGGTAACGCTAAGATTACTTTATTTGTAAGTTCTTACCCAGATTCTACCCCTGTAAGTTCTCCACTAGGACCCTTTACAATAACTACAACTACTGATAAGATAGATACTAGAGCCAGAGGAAGATTGGTTTCACTCAATATTGCTAACGACGCTACAGGCGAAACTTGGCGATATGGAACATTAAGATTAGACGCACAAGCGGACGGGAGAAGATAATGCTTAGACCAGATAACGCACCATCATTTACAGCTATGAATGACGGCTTAGGTAATGTATTTGCAGATGCACTTACAACACCAACTAGCGGAGCTTTTGGTTTAAAACTTTATGATTATAATACACTTAAACAAGGTGGTTATAGTGATAGTCAAATTCAAGAAGCAGTGGAAGGAGGTTATGCTCCTTCACTAATTAAACTGTTGGAACCAACAGCAGCAATGTCTGGTATGAACCAGACAATGATTGATTCAGTAAATGAATCTTATGTGCCTTACCGATTTGAAGACGACTATAGGCAACAATATCAAAGTCCTTACTACGACGATGATAATCTCCAAAGAAACACAGGTTTAGAATCATTAAGACAACTTAAGATGGTAGGACCTGGAGGAATAGGAAATCCATTTGCAATTCCTGGAGGAATGCCAACATATTCTGCAGGAAGAGGAATAGGAACAGAAATGCAAGGAGAATATCCAGCAATGGTTTTACCAAAACAAACACAGGACATAGGAAAATTTGCAGGCATCATGCAAGCAACAGATATTGATGACGATCAATCAGATGAAGTAGTAGAACAACAAAACTTTTTTCAAAGACTTATGAATAATAGTTTAGCGGGTAGAGTAGGTGGTTTTTTACAAGGAATTTTTAGACCTAAGCAATCTGATCGTTATAGACCTGCTACTATGGGAATAGGTTCTTTTACCCCAAAAGATTTAAATCGAATGAATGCTTTGGGTGGCTATTATTCTGAACCTGCAAGACAACAAAGAAGAACGCAAAATAGAATAGCTAACATGATAAAAAGAAGAGATGCAGGTAAAAATTATTCCGAGAAAAATTTAGCGAACCTACAAGCACAGATGTCAGGTCAGCCAAGCCAAGCTCAGTTTGCTACTACAAAAGCTGCTGCAAGATCACCTAAAGTAGGAGTATCTGGTTATACTTCTGGAGACGTGGCTAGAGAGTCTAGACGGGGATACTATGGCTAAGATAACTAACTATATTCCTGAACCTAAAGAGGAATACGATGTTAATAATCAAAGACAAATTTTAGAATCTTTAGACAGTATGAAGCAACAATTAAATTTTTCTTTTCAACAAGATTTAAAAAACGAACAAGACGCTTTTAATTATTTTTTATCATGACAATACAATACAAAAATTCAATATTTTCATTAACTGGAACAGGTCAAACTACTGTGTTAACCATAGCGACCACAGCCGTTGGAATTGTTAAAAGTGTATATTTAGCTAATACAAGTTCTGGCGCAGTGGTGGTAAAAGCAAGAATGAAAGACAGCAGCGCTAGTTCAAATGCTAGATTTTTTGTAAAAAGTTTAGCATCTAACACTACTGAAAATGCTACTCCTCAGGGGTTGAATTTAGAAGCAGGGGATGCTATACAAGTACAATCAGGCGAAGGCGGCGGTGTAATTGAGGGTGCTGTTAGTTATGCTTTGATAACAAGAGAGAATGAAAACGGATAATATACATAAAATTCATTGTACTACTATAACTACTTATAGAAATACAAAAACTGGCGAAGTGTTTAAAGAAAAGAAAGAAGGACCTGACATAGTTGAAGATGTAGTTGTGCAGGTTTCACCGAAAGGTTTAGATATAATGCAGAAAGTATTAGTTGGTAATGACAAAGGAAAAAAAACTTAATATTCTTTCTATAGATTGTGATTGGGTAATATCTTTAAGGCACCAAGAAGACCTTTTATCTTTTACTATTCCTCTATTATTTAAACATGAAAATATAATTTTAGATTATAATCATGACAAAATATATACTCATTTTACCCATAATTATGATGAATATAATTTATATAATATAGACCATCATCACGATTATGCTTATTGTAAGTACGAAACTTTAGATGAAGGTAACTGGTTATATCATTTATCAAATATATTTTTTAAAAAAATAAATTATGTTTGGATTAATAATCCAGAATCAGAACATCCGTCTCATTTAAACATGGAAAAAATAAGAGAAAAACTACGATCTTATAAATTTGATCAACGTCTTAGTTTTATTTCTCAACAAACATTTGACAAAATTTTTGTATGTTGTAGTCCTGAGTATAATACAAAAGTAGGAATTACAACTTTTAAAATAATTGAAAGACTAATTAATGATAATAAGAAATCAAACACCTAAAGGTGGCACAGAGCTACAGTTTGAATATTTAGAAAAATACGTTGATCCTAAGTTATTGGATCAAGTACAAATAACTACATCCGTCCCTGAAAAGATTCCATTACATCCAACTAAAATGAATATTCTGTGGCAGAAAAATTCATATGATCAACCGAATCTAGCACCATGGTTTAATGACAAAAAGAATCACAAGAAATATGATTGGTATGTTTTTAATTCACATTGGACATATGAAAAGTATAGACAATTTTTTGATATACCAACTGACAGATCAGTTGTTATTAAAAATGGAATAGATAAAATTAAACAAGCTCCTCACTATGAGTTAGGCAAACCTATAAAAATAATTCATCAAAATACACCTTGGAGAGGTTTATCTATTTTACTTGGAGCTATGCAATTAGTTAAAAATCCTTTAATTACACTAGACGTTTATTCTTCATGTGAAGTTTATGGTAAAGAGTTTTATGAACAAAATGATAAACATTATAAAGCTTTGTATGAACAAGCAGAGAAATTACCTAATGTAAATTATATTGGTTACAAATCAAATCAATACATAAAAGAAAATTTACATAAATATAATATGTATGTGTATCCAAGTATTTTTGAAGAAACTTTTTGTATATCTTTATTAGAATGTATGGCTGCAGGGTTATATTGTATTACCACTAATCTAGGAGCTTTGTATGAAACAGGCGCTGAGTTCCCCATGTACATACCAGTAGATAAAGACTACAAAGCTTTAGCTTCTAAATTTGGTTATGGCATTGAAGCAGCAGCACAAACATTACACAATACTCAGATATTTAATCATTTAGATTGTCAATCGGCTTATGCTAACTCTTATTATAATTGGAATAAAATTGGTAGACAATGGGAAACTTTTTTGAAAGGAGCTTTAAATGCAGTACCCAAATGAACCCATCTGGTTTGACGACAAAGTTAAAGAAACTAAAAATGATACCAATATTACTAATATAAACTTAGGACGTTCACCACACAAAATAATGGTATGTACTCCAGTGCATAGTGATGTTTCTATGCATTACTGTCAAGCAGTATTAAAAATGCAACAAGAGTGTATGAGAAGAAACATCTTAATTAGTTTTACTATAATGAAATCTTCACTAGTAACTCAAGGAAGAAATTTATGTGTAGCAGAGTTTTTAAATCATGAAGATAACTACACTCATTTATTATTTGTAGACTCTGATATTGATTTTAATTTTAGCACTATAGAAAAAATGTTGGAAGCAGATAAAGATATTATATCTTGCCCTTATCCAATGAAACAATTTAGTTGGGACAAAGCGTGGGAAAGACTTGAACAAAAAGATAAAGCAATAAATGGTCCAAATGATTTGGCTAAATCTGGTTATACTTTTCCTGTTAAACTAGATAGAAGTAAGGATATAACAGTAGATAAAGGCATCATGGAAGCTACTCATGCTCCTACAGGATGTATGTTAATTAAAAGAAAAGTAATTACTGATCTTATAAAAGCTCACCCTGAACTAGAGATATTTCAGCCTACCAATATGAATGGTAAAGAGGTGAAAAAAGAAAATTTTTATAACCTATTTGACACGTTACATGAACCGGATACTAAACGTTATTTTGGTGAAGACTTTGGTTTTTGTGAAAGATGGCGTAAATTAGGTGGTAAAGTATATCTATTTATAACAGATTATATTAGTCATATCGGAGAGTATCAATATTGTGGAAGATTCCTTGATGACTTGAAGCAGGGAGAAACCCCTTCGAAACCTGTTGACGACTCTAAAAAAATCAAATAAACTGCTATATTCAGGATTTCTACGCCTGCACATTTAATTAAATTTAGACAAAATTATGACAATATCAAGAATGCAACAACCCAGACAATTATACGGACTAGGAAGCTTAGTAAAATCTATAGGTAAAGGGGTTAAGAAACTTGTTAAATCACCTCTTGGTAAAGCTGCTATTTTAGGTGGCTTAGGTATGTACGGAATGGGGATGGGTCCTTTTAGTGCTGGAGGAATGTTCTCAGGTGCCAGAGGTGCAGGTTTTCTTAAAGGAGCTTTATCTGGTGGTTCATCAGGTAAAGGATTTCTTGGAGGCTTAATAGGTAAAGTTCCAGGCGGTGGTTATACCGTAGGAGCAATAGGAAGTATCTTAGCTGCATCAGGTATGAGTCCAGAAGAAATAGAAGAAACTAAACAAAACCCTGACGCAGTGAAAGTTTATTTAAAAGACTATTACAAAAAATTAAATCCAAATGCAAAGGACGATGAGGTAGAACAATTTGTAACTGTTAATATGAGTGAGTATGCTACTGGTGGTAGAGTTGGATTAGCTCAAGGAGATATAGCTAGAGCAGCAGGCATCATGGGTAACTTACCTGTTAGACAGAATAAAGCAGGTGTAACTGAACTAGACCTTAGAGAAACTGGTGGATTTATTCCTCCTGTTGGTGTAAAAGAAAAAGCAGATGATGTTCCTGCAATGTTATCTAACAACGAATTTGTGTTTACTGCAGATGCAGTAAGAGCAGCTGGCGGTGGAAACGTCAATAAAGGTGCTCAAATATTATACGATAAAATGAAACAATTAGAGAGTAAGGTAGGATAATGGCAGTACAAGAAACAAGAATATTACCACCATCATTTATAGAAGCAGCGGGCAAAGCATTTTTAGGTGATCTTGGTACAGCAACAGGTCAATACAAAGCAGCAGATTTAAGTAAAGTATTTGGACCACAATTTGTTGCAGGGTTAGATCCTTTACAAACTCAAGCTCAACAATTAGCACAATCAGGTATAGGTGCATACAAACCTTTTCTTCAAACAGCTGCAAGTTATGCAGCTCCTGGAGCTTACCAACAATTTCAATCACCATATCAACAAGATGTTATTAAAGCTACAATGGATGAATTTGATGTCCAAGCAGCAAAAGGTTTACCAGCATTAAGAGCTAAAGCTATTGGTGCAGGTGCATTTGGTGGCGGAAGAGAAGGAGTTCAGTTAGCTGACTATCAAGCTACAAGCGACAGGAACCGTGCATCATTACTAGCCCAACTAAATCAACAAGGATTTAATCAAGCTCAACAATTAAGACAACAAGCGCTGGGTAATCAATTAAACTTAGCAGGTCAAACTCAAAGTTTCTTAGGTCAGGATGTAGGAGCTCTTTCAACTTTTGGTGGTTTAAATCAAGCTCAAGCTCAAGCTCAAAAAACTGCTGAACAACAACTAGCTCAACAACAGTTAATGCAACCATTAACAGCTTCACAAGCTTACGGAAGTGGAGTAACACAATTAATTGCAGGTTATCCAGGGCAGACACAACAGGTTCAAACTCCTAACCCAAGTAATTTAGCAACAGCATTAGGAACAGGAACTACACTTGCAGGAATTTACAGAGCATTTAATCAACCAGGTGTATTAGGACAAACAACAACATAATGAAAAGTTTAAAAAGACCAATGTTTAGAAAAGGCGGAAACGTCGGTACAGGTATCATGACTGGTATTGTAGATAGATCTATGCATTCACAAGATCCTTTTGTAGGAATGGTACGTCCAGAGAGAACTCAATCATCTTTTATAGAAGAGGTACAAGAAGGAATAGGACCTTATGGAGGAATGGATCCCATAACTTCTTATTTATTAGCAGCTGGTCCACAGATTGCTGAATCTACTTCTCTTGCTAATTTGATTGGAAATTTAAAAGGTCCTAATGAAATGTTAATGAAACAAGCAGCGGAAAAAGCTAAGTTTAATAGAGGTATTAGAATGGAAGGAGTAAAAAGAAAATTAGATTATGATGCTCTGAGAGATGAAGATATA